CCTAACCAGGTGCTGCTGATCACTCGCGAAAGCGAAGCGGTGGCGGCCTGGGGCGAAGACGCGGCGATCACTAAGTCGATCAAGGCGATCTACATGCGCGCCAAGGCCGTGATCGTGGCGTGTGGTGTCGAGAAGCTGGCAACTCCAGCCCTGCAGACCTCGGCCATCATCGGCGGCGTTCTGGCTGACGGACAGCGTACTGGCATGCAGGCGCTGCTGGACGGTAAGAGCCGTTTCAATGCTCAGCCCCGTTTGCTGATTGCCCCAGGTCACAGCGCGACCCAGGCGGTCGCAACGTCGATGGATGCACTCGCCGGCAAGTTGCGCGGCTTGGCCATCGTTGATGGCCCTAACACCACCGATGAGGCGGCCATCGCCTACGCCGAAAACTTCGGCAGCAAGCGCGTGTTTCTGGTGGATCCTGGCGTGCAGACCTGGGACACCGTTCTCAGCGAGACCATTGATGCCCCGGCCTCCGCTTGGGTGGCAGGCCTTTTTGCCTGGACCGATAACGAATACGGCTTCTGGGCCTCGCCGTCGAACAAGGAGTTTGTCGGCATCACCGGCACCACGCGGCCTATCGAATTCCTCGACGGTGACGCGACGTGCCGGGCCAACCTGCTCAACAACGCGAACATCACCACGATTATCCGTGACGACGGCTACCGCCTGTGGGGCAACCGCACCTGTTCCAGCGATCCGAAGTGGGCCTTCGTGACGCGTGTGCGCACCCAGGACATCGTTATGGACGCGATCCTTTACGGGCACAAGTGGGCGGTTGACCGCTCGATCACCAAGACCTACGTCAGCGATGTGACCGAAGGCCTGGAAAACTTCATGCGCGACCTGAAAAAGCAGGGCGCGGTGATCAACTTCGAGGTGTATCCGGACGACGAACTGAACACTGCCAGTCAGCTGGAGCAGGGCAAGGTTTATTGGCGCATCCGCTTCACCGACGTGCCGCCGGCTGAAAACCCTACTTTCCTCGTTGAAGTCACGAATCAGTGGATCACCGAAGTCATCGAAACCAAAGCCTAAGGAGGCTTCGCAATGTCCATGATTCCCCAAACGCTGTTCATGATGAACATGTTTGTCGACGGCATGAGCTTCGCCGGCGACGTGCCCACCTTGAGCTTGCCCAAGCTGAAGATCAAAACCGGCGAGTACCAGGGTGGTGGCATGGATGCCCCCATCGATATGGACCAGGGCATGGAAAAGCTGGAGGCGTCTTTCAGCACCAAAGGTGTACGCCGTGAGGCGATGAAGTTCTTTGGCCTGGCTGATCAGACCGCGTTCAACGCCGTGTTCCGTGGCTCGTTCAAAGGACAGAAGGGGGCAACTACTGCAGTGGTCGCCACCCTTCGCGGGATGGTCTCGGAGCTGGACCCAGGTGAATGGAAGCCGGGCGGCGACGCTGAATTCAAGTACGCCGTCAGCGTCAGTTACTACAAGCTGGAAGTCGCTGGCGTGCGTATGTTTGAAATCGATCCTGTTAACGCGGTTCGCGTTATCAACGGCGTTGACCAACTGACAGCTGTTCGCCGCGACCTCGGCCTTTAAGGAAAATACCCATGCCTCAAGACATCAACAAAATCCCGGAATGGCTGACGATCACCGCTGACTCGGCAACCATCAAACTGTCCAAAATCGTCAAGGTCAATCAGATCGAAACTGATCAGCTGACCATGCGTTCCCCAACCGTTCGCGAGGTTCGTGCCGCGACCAAAGCCGCCCCGGACGATGAGGAGCAAAGCGAAATGATCCTGTTCGCTAGCCTGACGGATGCAGGCCAAAACGATCTGGGAGAACTGAGCGTGCGTGATTACAAGCGCCTGCAGGCCGCCTATTTTCGCCTGGTGCGCGAAGACCGGGTTTAACGAAGAAATACAGAGGAAGCTGGCTCAGCGGCTGGCCCGAGAAATGTCTTTCTCGGCCAGCGAGATCGAGTCTATGCCTTTCTCAACGATGATCTGGTGGCTCAAGGAGTGAGCCGCCTGGACCTTTTCGGAGTGACCCCATGGCGAACAACCTGGCGCTTGGCGTCGTCATCGGCGGTGCTATCAGTTCGACCGTCGGCGCTGCATTCAAGGATGTTGAAGGGCGCATCAAGAAACTCAGTGACCAGGGCACCAAGGCCCGGGTACTTCAAAGCACCATTGGCGACACCATCCGCCTGCGTGATGAGTGGAAAAAAGCCCATGACACCGGCTCTGCCTCTGCAGATGGCCTGCTGAAAAAATTGGAGACCAACCTCAGAACCCTCAAGGATCAGGGCGTCGAGGTCGGAAAGTTGCGTAACGAGTACCAGAAGCTGGGCCAAGTAGCCCGTGGGGCTGAGCTTAAGGCGCTCGGTCACACTCAAATCAAGCAGGGTAAGGACGGGCTAAAAAGCTCGCTCGGTCAGGCCACGGCGCTGTCGGCGGCCGTCGCCATTCCTACCAAGATTTCCGGTGACTATCAGGCGCAAGTGCGCCAGATGTCGCTGTGGGCGCACACCGCCGGCACTGAAGACGAAGGCAAGATGGCCGAAATGGTCTCGACCATTGCGGACGACAAAGGCATGAGTCGTCAGCTGCTCGCCAAGGCGGTCGGTGGCCTGATCGAAAAGGGCGTTGAGTGGAAGGAGGCCAGCGAATACGCGGGCCAAATTGCCGACTTGATCGACGGCCAGAGCATGGAAGCCGAAACCATCGCAACCTTGATGAACTCGTTCAAGGAGGCCGGGGTCAAGAAAGAGGACATGGCCGGCATGCTGGGCCAGGTGGCGGCGGCGGGCGATATCGGCGCCTTTGGCCCCAAGGACATGGCTCGTTATCTGCCGTCCATGCTCGGCAACATCAAGCGCCTGGGCATGGAAGGCCCGGAGGCGGTGCGCTTTCTGGGGGCCAGTTTGCAGTCGCAATACTCGCAAACTCAGGATTCTGCGGTCGCTGCAACCAACATGAACAATCTGTTGAACGCGGTGATCAGCAGTACCAGCCAGGAGCGCTTTGCCAAGGAAGGTTATGACCTGGCCGGCTCGATCCTGGCCGCGACGAAAAGCGGCAAGGCTGCCAACCCGGTTGACGCCTTCATCATGCTCAGTCAGGAAATGATCAAACGTCAGGATCCGGCGAAGGCCAAGAAGATCGAGGCCCTCAAGGCCAAAATCAAGGCGGCGGCGGACGGCAGCGCCGAGGAACAGCAGGCCATGGTGGCCCTGACTGAAGCCGCGGGTCTGGCCAACATCGTCAGCGATCAGAGCGCCAGTGCGGGTTTGCTCGCGCAGATCAAATACGGCGACAAGATCAAGGCCGACATGGTCACGATCGAGAAAACCGACGGCAAGACCAAGATCGAGACGGACGCCGCCAAGGCCCGCGAAACGTCCAACCGCAGATGGGCAGAGGCCACGGCGGGCATGGAAGCTTCCATGATCAGCCTGGGTGATGGTTTGCGGCCTTTGACCGATAAGGTCGCGGATAGCCTGGGGAAGGTTGGCTATGCGCTGGCTGACCTGGCCAACAAATACCAGCCCGTAACGGCGGTGATTGCTGCAGTTGCTGCAGGCGCAGTCACTTTGGGTGCCGCGCTGAGTGCGCTCAAGATCGGCAAGGGCCTGCTGAACGTCGGCCGTGGTTCGCTGATGGGCAATCCGAACATCCCGCAGAAGGTAATCGTCACTAATCTTCCTGCAGGGGGCTTGGGCGGTCTGGATGGTGGTGTAGACGGCAGCGGCAAAGGTAGGAGGGGTGGCAAGGCGGGTGGTCGCGGTTTGGGCTTACCCAAAGGCGCCAAGCTGCCTGCGGCTCTGGCTGTCATTGAGGCTGGCTACAAGGTCAAAGATACCTACGACAACGCCACGACCCGCGATGAAAAAGCCGAAGGCTATGGCGAAGCGGCAGGGGGCTTGGCAGGCACACTGGCCGGCGCTGCGGCCGGTGCGGCGATTGGCTCGGCCGTGCCGATAATCGGCACGGTGGTCGGTGGGTTGCTGGGGGCCTACCTGGGCAGCCTGGGTGGCGACGCTCTGGGCGGATATTTGGGCAAGTCGTTCTTCGGCGGCGACGATGGGCTGAAGAAAATGCCCGATGCCGGTCCGTTGATGATGGTCAACGCCGGCAAAGACATTCCGCCGGTGCTCGGCGATATCGCGACTTCTTTCGCGCCTAAAGGTGATGGCTCTCTGCTGATGCCTGGCGCCGTCAAGACGCCGGGGCCGGTGGGTGGTGACGTCGTTCGTTCGCTGGCTTCGCCGCCGGCATCGAGCACACCCGCTGGGATTTCACTGATGGCGGTACCGCCAAAACCGCCGGCGCCGAAGATCGAGCAAAAGGTTGATATCAGCGCGCCGATTCAGGTGACCGTGCAGGGCGACGTGAAGGATCCGGCGCAGCTCGCTCGCGAGCTTCAGCCATACATCGCACAGCAACAGCGCGAAATCACTCAACAGCTGGAAAGCCGCAAGCTCTACGACGACGCGCATCTTTGACCTGGGGGATTTATGGGCTACATGGAGCAGCTGCAATCAAGCGTTAAGTCCCTGGCGGCGGCGGGTGAGACTGGTCGCCGTAGCCTGGATGGGATGATCGCGCCGGTAGACGGGGCGATCAGTGAACTTAGCGGCGCGGTCTCGGAGTTGGAAGGCATTCCGTTTGTGGGGCAGGCCGTTGGCGAAAAGCTGCAGCGCGTTATGCGTGGGGTGACAGCGGCCCAGGCGAAGGTTGGCCAGGTGGTCTCGGTGTACAGCGCAGCCACCCGGGCGGCTTCTCAGATTGATGAGCGCTTGGGTGCGCTGAAGGAACAGGCGGGGCGGGCGGCGACGGCGATCAACAACATCGCCGGCAAGGTCAGCCCCTCGCTGTCTGGCATTCTCCCGACCGGGGCCTTTGCTGCTGATGCCACACCGGCGCCGGAGGCGGTGAAACCCTTTCCGCACCTGATGATCATGCAGCCGCGTGATCCGAAACAGCAGCCGTACTTCTTCAATCTGGACACGGCGGCCTTCGATGAATTGCGGCGCTCGACAGCTTTCCGCTGGGCCTCTCAGGAGCGCCTGACGCGTCGACCAGCCCAGCAGGCTATCGGTATGGGTGACGAAAAGCTGACGTTGAAAGGCGCCATCTTCCCGGGTTTCAGGGGCGGCATCAAGCAACTGGACACCCTGCGAACCCTGGGTGGCAAGTTGCAGCCCATGACGCTGACCACCGGCTACGGCGACGTGTTGGGCACCTGGTGCATGACCAGTGTCGAGGAAGAACAAAGCGCGCTGCTGGGCGGCGGTATCCCGCGTAAGCAAGGCTTTACCCTGGAGTTTGTACGCTATGGCGACGACATGCAGAACGTCTGACGGGGATCTGTTGGACACCATCTGTCACAACTACTACGGCCATCTGAGCGGCACGGTGGAGGCCGTTCTCGATGCCAATCAGGGGCTGGCCGATGAGGTTCAGCCGTACCGAGCTGGTGTGCTGATTGTCCTGCCGGACATGCCGGCACCCACTGAAGAACTTGTGATGCTTTGGGATTAGCCAGGCCTGGCTGTCCTCTCCTTCCGTTACGCGTAACGGCCGCCAACATTTCCCCGCGTTGGCGGGGTAACTGGGTGAACCATGACCCCTCGCTTTCGCGTCGTTGCAGACGGTAAAGACATTACTGCGCTGATCAATGACCGCCTGTTATTGCTGAAAACCACTGACAAGCCAGGCATGGAGTCTGACGACTTCGAGTTGCGCATCGATGACCGCGACAGCGCAGTGGTGCTGCCCAAGCGCGGCGCCGGCATTGAGATCTACCTGGGCTATGCCGAAACGTCCATGGTGCGGCTGGGCCGCTACATGGTGGATGAGGTGGAGATATCCGGCCCGCCTAACACCATCGTCGTGCGCGGCAAGGCCGGCGACATGCGCGGTACCGGAAAGACGGTGCGCAGCGGTAGCTGGGAAGATGTGCCGCTGTCCAAGATCGTGGCCGACGTGGCTGCCCGCAACGGCTGGACGCCGGTGTGCAACGTCTCCACGAACGTGCCTCGGGCTGACCAGCTTGGCGAGTCTGATTTCAACTTCATCACCCGCATTGCCAAGCAGCACGACTGCACGGCCAAGGTGGCCGATGGGAAGTTGATTGTCATGACCCGCGACGGCGGCACCAGTGCGAGTGGCAAGGCCTTGGGCGCTGTCACCATCACGCCTGCCGATGTCAGTCGGTGGCAGTTCCGCTTAGGCGATCGCAACACGCACAAGGCAGTGGCCACCAAGCATCAGGACAAAAAAAGCGGTGAGCTGAAGCTGATCAGCCTGGACAACACGGATGCGCCCGACGGGCTGCCGGCGGTGCATACAGACCGTCATCTCTACCCCAACAAGACCGCTGCGGCCCAAGCCGCCAAGGCCCGCCTGACCGCCTTCAATCGATCTTCTGCAGGCGTTCGTCTTGAAATGCCTGGACGTACCGACCTGTTTGCCGAGCGGTCGGTAAACGCCACGGGCTTCAAGGTCGGCATTGATGGCGAGTACTTGGTCGACTCGGTTGAGCAGGTATTCACCCAGGCAGGCTGGTCGACCACCGTCGAGTGCAATGGCGGCAAAAAGGGTAAGGCCAAGGCCAAGGGCAAGAAGGCGAAAAAAACCAAGGAGGTCAAGGTTCTACAGCTTTGACGTGACTCGCTGAAACCCCCGTTTAACTAGAAACCGCCGCCGTTTGGCGGCTTTTTTTTGCCTGGAGAAAACATGTCTATCACCCTGCAGCAGTTGCTGATCCTCCCGAACGCTGGCCGTCAGGCCGGGCTTTTTGTCGGTGTCTTGAATACTGCGATGAGCAAGTACGGCATCGTCACGCCCAAGCGAATCGCGGCTTTCATCGCCCAAGTCGGGCATGAATCCGGCCATTTGACGCGCCTGGTCGAGAGCCTGAACTACAGAGCGGACCGAATCATAGCCTTGGGTAATGCCGCGCGCCCGGGTTCCCGCTGGCGATCCCTGGTGCCGCGTGCCACCGAGCTGGCGGGCAGTTCGGCACGTATGGGGAATGCCGTCTATGGCGACCGTATGGGCAATGGCCCTGAGGCGTCAGGCGAGGGCTATATCTACCGAGGGCGCGGCCTGATCCAGATTACTGGCAAGGACAACCATCGTGCGTGCGGTGAAGCCCTGGGCGTCGACCTGATCAATCACCCCGAGCTGCTGGAGCAGCCGCAATACGCAGCGCTGTCGGCGGCCTGGTATTGGTCCGTAAACGGGCTGAACACGTTGGCCGACGCCGGCGACATCCAGAACATCGGGAGCCTCATCAACACGGGCAGCAAGGGCAAGATCCCGAATGGTGCGGCTGATCGCCTGGCGCTGTATCAGATGGCATTGCGGGTGCTGGCATGACGCCCGTGC